CATCTACAGCTACAAGGTTCGCCGTGGCTTTGGTTATGAGCAAGAAATTCAGGCAGGTAGCTTAACGGGCCCTGCCACCATGGGGCAAGGAGCCAAGCGATATATTCGCCTTTCGATTAAAAAATCACAAATTGAAGAAACGCATTCAGAAGGCGAGATTTCTTTTGAACAGCCGCAATATTCCGTAGCCGGTAAAACTAAAACTTTTAGGAACACGCTTGGTTTTATTCCTTGCGTTGAAATCTTCAACAATCCCAAGGGCTTTGCAACCGAAGGTTTTGGTGAGTTTGATGCGCTTGCTAATCACATTTGCACGCATGACGAACTTGTGCGCACCATGCGCAAGAACGTTCAGTTCTTTGGTAACCCAACACTACTTTCTTCTCGTCCCAAGACAGACCTGATGGAGTCTGGTGGTGATGCTGTGGTGCAGCGTCCTTCCATTGCGGCCAACTCCGGGTTTGTTGGTATGGGCGCCCTTAGCCAGTCACGCTTTAAGGCTGACCCAATTGCCCGTGGTGTTGACGGCCAGATCAGGGTTCCACGCGTTATTGCAAACCTGGAGCCAAACGACCGAGTTGGTTACATTGTTCCGGATGCCATCACAGGTGACCAAAACTCGTTTGCTCGCCAGTACCGGGAAGAAATTAGAACTGCGCTGGGCGGCGTTGACGAGCTTTCTATTTCTGCTGGTGTGACAGCAACTGAATACAAGTCTTTGTTTGGACGTGTTTCAGCAACATCCAAGAAAAAAGCAAATGCAATTTATACATATGGCATTTGCCGTTGTTTGGAACTGATTATTTATCAAGAAGAACGGTTGTTCCGCGAAACGCTAGCCGCAGCCGCTGGCATGGAAAAACCAATTACTCCCGCTGAAGGCGCAACACAAGAAGAGATTAATATGTACGAAGATGCAATGAGCATCTTTGAGGATCGCGTCAAGCAGTTAATGATGGCTTGCTTGCGCACCCAACAAATTCCTCCCGGCGTCTTAGGTTTAATTCCTGACGGTGATATCACCATCCAATGGCGCTGGTTGGGACCTGTTTACGAAGATTCGACCCAGGATGTATTAAATAACTCCATTGTTGTGCGAAATCTGCAAGAATTAGGTGTTGATAGCATTGAAGCACTGAAATACCTCTTCCCGTCAAAAACGGATGAGGAGCGGGCCGCGATGCTATCGGGGTTCCCGTTCAGGATGGTGGGTGAATTACAGAATGCATATTCTTCTTTCGCTCGCCTCGTGGGAGGAATGATGCAGACCCCCCACCCGCAATCACCGGATTTACCGATGGCTGCGGATCCGCGATTGGATTTGACCCCATATCTGTATCGCACTTTAGAAGCTCTACAAAAGGAGATGAGTTATGCAGGACGCTACCGTCCAATCGATCCCACAGACGAGCCCAGTACAACCGGCGGTGGCTCCAAGCAGCTACGTGGCTCCGGCACCGGCTCAACAGGCAGCCCCGGTGGCGTATCAGGTGGGTACCAGCTACCCCCAAGCGGTACCTCAGGCAGCCCCCAGCTACCAATCAGCCCCTATTCAGTACGCCCCCCAATCCCAACCGGAAGCGACTCAGGGCAATCCATGGGAATCGGCGTTCAACAAGGTGGTGAACCTGCTGAGCGCACCAGTTCAATCCCCGTTCCAGGGTCAACCGTCAGCACCGACGACTCAATTTACCCCGGCCAATTACGGACAAGCCAACAGCCAAGCTACGCCACAATCGGCGACGCAGACCTGGCAAGCCAACCAGGCTTACTCGCCCAGCTCTTCCCAAACCTCCTCGAATCCATCCTTGGAGCAAATCGCGGATTACCTGGGTCTGAGCAACGACAGCCGTCAGGTGATCGAGGCGTTCGGGGTCGAAGCTCCGGCAATTCTCAACCAGTACGCCCTGAATCTGGAAGGGATGCTGGACAGCGCCGTCGCGTGGGGAAGCCGCGCCGCTGACGCGATCCGTGGTTATGCCAACTTCGCTGTTAACGAGCACCAGGAGAACCTGGCTTACAACGAGATTCTGACTAATCCCGATGTGCTCAGCGATTACACGCTGAAGTTCTTTGGTCCGGAAGGTCCGTACCCTGTGTACGAAAGCGAGACTGAACTTGAGCGTCCTGGCTATCGCACTGAAGCGATCAACCCTGCCATGGGTCAGTTCCCTGCCCCTCCTGCTGCTTCTGCTCCTCAACAACCCGAGAATTTCTGGGGTGGTTTCCAAGAGCAAATGACGCGTGATCCTCAGAACGCCTGGCGCCTTCTGAATCAAGCTCAGCCTCAAGTTGTTGCCAACAAACTGTTCGTGATGGAGTGAGGTCCATGAGGCCTTTAGGACAAACACGTCCTCTGCTCGCGTATGGGGTCCCTGCCGCTGCCGGTTTGGCGGTTGGTGGGGCTCTTGCCGGACAGGGTGAAGCTCCCGGAACTGTTGTTCTTGGTGGCCTCGCTGGTGCTTTAGGTGCCCGTGGGGCCCTTGGCGCTGGCCGCCTTGCTGGTCGCTATGCACCAGCCATTGGTGAAATGATGCAAGGTGCCATTAAACCTGCAGGCCAAGCCGTCCGTGCGGCCATGGAATCCGTTCCTGCTGGCGGTAAGCGTGCACAGGCACTTGGCAAAATGCGCAACGTGCTCGCTGATGCATACGTTTCGGCTGGCAACATTCCTGCTGCTGCTGTTCAAAAAGCTGCTGCAGGTCTTGCTGTCCCAGCCGGTGCAGCTTTTGCAGGACTCGGCGGCCAAGCCGCTGGTATGGGCTTAAGTGCAATCAACATGCCAGGTTTCACACCAGGCGTGGATCCCGAGCGTTATGGCTCTAGCAATTCACCTGGCGCTCAATATAAGACGCCAACCTTGCAATATCTACAATAAATTAGATACTGCTAAAATCTTTGTTAGATAAGACACATGTTGTCTGAATCTTTCACCCGATAAAAACACTTCCTGAGACACTGGAGGATAAACCAAAGTGTTCATTGATAACGACTTTCCAAAGATTTTGGGCGCGGAGCTTTACCGCCCCCACCCTGCGTACATCGCAGAAATGGCTGTGGAGCCCGTGGTCGTTCATGACTTCACTCGCCAGCCTGGTCAAACCGTTCAGTTAGACCGCTACAAGTTCTGGGGTACCCCTGGTACTAAGGACAGCCGTGAGCGTGTGGCTGACCAAACCATCGGTACTGCCAACAGCCGCAACATCACCAAAGAGAAGGTGCTTGTTGTGCTGAAGGAATACACCGGTCCTGCGGACCCGGGCGATCCGACCCAGCCGTCGACCTTCAAGATTGCTCGTGAGACCCTGATCACAGCTCAGCGCCTTCTGCTGGACACGGGCAACCTCAACATGTTCCACCAGTCCATCGGTAGCCTGACGCTGCTCGATGACTACCGTCGTTGGCGCGACCGCGTGTTCATTGATGAACTCGCCAAAGCCGAAGCCAATGGTGCCGCTTCTAGCACCCAAGGTGGTTACTACTTCCCCGGTGGCAAGACCAAGAACGCTTCTGGTCAAATCACCTACACCAGCACTGAATACACCGCTGATCTCCAGCAGTTCTCGGTTCGCACTGACCTGCTGACCGTGGTGAAGGATCTGCGCAAGCGCAACGTGCCGACCTTTGCTGATGGTCTGTATCGTTGCATCTGCGATCCCACCTTCATGATGCACCTGCGTCGTGATCCTGACTTCCGTGAGATTGCTCGTTACTCCGGTAACCCTGGTCAAGGCATGTACATGGGCAACCCCATGATGCCTAACAACACCAGCTTCTACATGGGTCCCCAGGCCGGCCAAGGCTACTTCCTGGCTGGTGAGCCTGTCATGCCGACTGGCGTGCAGTTCGAAGGTGTGAAGTTCTTCGAGTCGACCAACTTCCCGACCAAGAACGTGACCACCTCCTTCGCTGGTACCGGTGGCAGCTATGCTTCCCAAGAAGTTGCCCAAGGTTACTTCTTCGGTCCTCAGGCAATCGGCGTTGGCATCGGCGGCCCGAATGCTCAGGTGCTGATCAACAACAACGATGACTTCAGCCGCTTTATCATCCTGATTTGGCAACTGTACGCTGGCTTCGAAATCCTGAACAAGGACTTCGTGACCACCGCGTTCAGCTATGTCTCCGATGACGGCGACGTTTGATTCTCGTAATACTTAAACAAAAGGACAAATAAATGACCTATCTTTCGTCTAAAAAAATCTACCCAGGTAACTGGGTGGAAGCCCT